TGTCCACTATGTGCGCTTGCTGTTGGATATTCTTTAATTATGAGAGAACCTTGAGTTTTCTGAGAGAGTTTTGTTACCTTTTCCTCAAACATTAATTTGGGGAGATCTGTCATCTCTTGAATAGGTACATTGAGTAGGTTAGCATCAATTCGCTCCGCAATTTTCTCTTCAGCCATTTCAGCCGTGATGTATAATACGTTTTTCCCTCCCAGGAGTGCGGCAGCTGCAACATGACACATAAACAAACTTTTGCCGACACCAGTGCCAGCGAGAGCAATGTTAAGTGTTTTATTCGGGAGACCACCTTTCGTAATCTTGTTGAAATACTCAAGGTCGAATGGGATTTTGTCTTCTTTGCGATGGTATGATTCATATCTTTCTTCATAGTCAAGTAAGTAATCATGTCCCACATGTGCATCAAAAGAGACTGCTAAAGCCTCTGATAAAATACTAGGAATTGCATCACGATCTTTGTCTTTGTCTTTCCCATCAGCAAGAGAGATAGACTCCATCAGTGCCAAATAGATGGCACGATCTCGACACCATTTTTCTGTAGTATCACACAACCAATCATAATCAGTAGCAACATCCTCAAGATAACTAATAAATTTAGTTACCTCAGTAAAAGAAGTATCAGTAATATCCTGACGTTTTTCTACTTCAATACATAGAACTTCTTTGGTTGCAGGTTTATTATATTCCGTAACAAATTTTTCAATCTCTTGGAATACTATCTTCTGATGAGGATCTTCAAAGTAATCCGACTTAATAAAAGGAATTACCTTACGGAGATATTCCTCATTATAAAGAAGATTTCTTAAAATTAGGATTTCAACTTTGTCCATGCGGAATGTCAAATACGAATGTTATACGTGTTTCATCACCGATATTAACGGTGCCATGAGGTAGTTTGTTATTAAACCAAAGAAGAGTTCCTGGTTCAACAATGACAGTTTCTTTGCCGCAGAAATATTGATACCTTCCAAGTATTGAAAGGTGATATCTGTTTCTGCTCAGATAGTATGTACCTTCATCAATATGTGCTCCTACAATCTCATCAATAGGGAGTGAAAGAAAACCGCATCTATGAATGTCTGCATTCTTAAATTGCTTACGTATGATCTTTCGGATCTCACTATGATGTGCATAGGCAGGAGTCTTGATGTTTATTTCCGAGTCTCCAACAAAGTCTTCTTTGGTTTTGACTCCACCCATTATAAGTTGAAGTGCGCTGATTGGCAAGTCAGCAAATCCTCTATCAACTAAGGACTGGGAGTCCTTCAGATCTTTCTGATGGTCCCAGTCCTGTGGATACTTCTTTAGTTGTTCAATAACTTTAGATACGTTGATTCCAGTTTTAATAACTTTAATCATTACATCTCTTGTTTATATTTTTTTCTGTTAGATTCATTATCTTTTGGAACTACCCACATAAGATTGTCTCCATGATTATTCGTAGGATCATCATCAATATGATCCACAAGAGCAGTATCTCGAATCCATTGTTTAGCAGACTCTGGACACATATCCCAGTCCTCTTTGGGGATTGGGGGGTTTTTATCAATTGGTTTCCAAGATTCTGCAACAGCACGATGAACTGCTATTGTCATTTTCTGAGCTCCTCCTGCATAGTTTCTACGAAATACAAAGTCATCAAATAAATTTTCTGGAATATAAACATCAAACTTAAGACAAGTATTGGTTTGACTTCCATCAGCATTGTATCTGGGTTTGTCAATCAAAGATAAAAATTTATTACTCTTTTCACTAAAAATTCTACCATCATAAGAAACAAAATAATGAGGTATAATTTTAGCATACCTAATCAATGGTTTAAATTCTTCTTGGTCAGGGAAATTATCCCCATACAAGATACTTATAATACTCATGAACCGTAACTGAATTCCTCTTTAGCAATCTCATCAAGTTTCTCCATCACTTCAGGTGTGAAGTATGTTTCTGGGTCTTTGTAGATTGCTTTGGCATAGACTTTCTTACCATCTATCTCATAACGACCTGCAACATTTTTCCAGAGACCTCCCAGTTCACCCAGTTCAAGAAGACCATAATATCGATCAAGACCACGCTCATCGTAATACAAACGTATGGTAACATCTTTGTTCTCCTTACTCAAACGCGACTTGTGCGTCTTAGCCTTGATAAGGTTTCCAATGACTTCTGTTCCATCCTTCTCTTTCTTCTTGCTGAGATAGATGATTGTACTTGCTGCATACTTGAGGCCGCTGCCTCCTCCCATTTCCTTTGTAGGGACATAAGAACCAATGACATCATAGGTATGATTAGTGACGATTAGTGGAATTTTTGCCTGACCAAGTTTCAACGTAAGCATACGGAATGCTCCTTTAACAAGTTGAGATTTGGTCATGTCCCGAACTTGCTTGTCGTCCAAAGCATCACGAATCTCCTTCTCTGTGGAAAGCATACCAAGAGAGTCTAACACAAACATACAGGGTTTGCGTTCTTCTTCAGGTTTTTTTAAGTATATGTCTACTGCCTGCAGTGCCTTCTGTCTAAACTGTTCGATCGTAACAACATTGATAACAACTAATCGTTCTAAGTCAATGCCACGACTTTTAAGAAGAGATTTATTAACTGCTGCTTCAGTGTCAAAGTACAAACAGTAACTACCAGGATTACTGTCCAGAAAATTCTTAACCACAGCGAGACTAAAGAAAGTCTTGCCAGTAGAAGACTCCCCAGCAATGGCAGTAATCTTATTCCCAGAACAACCACCAAATATACTACCTGAAACGAGTCCGTTAAAAATGTACGAACCCGTGTCCACGAAAGTTTCTGTGTCATCGATGTCTGAGGCGAGTTGGGTATAGTCATCTCCAATCTCTTTTACAATCTCTTTTAAAAAATCCATAAGTCATTCAAAAATATAATGTGGGTTTTGAGATTTAAATATCTCTACCTGAAGTTCAGTTTTAAAGAACTTAAAGAGTGTCGTATTTGAATGTTCTTTAAGTTGATATTTTACTTTAATCATTAAATAACAAATCCAAATTCTTCGCGTGCTACTTTTTTATATGTTTCGGGATGAGTCTCCCTAATCTTTTTGATCGTATTAATCTTTTGGTAGAGAGCAGCATCTCCACCAAGTCTTAATGCACTTACAATCGTAGCAAGTTCTTTGTCGTTAATAGGTAGGTCCATTAGGAGAAAAATAATTCCAGGTTTACAGTTTTTTCGACATTCCAACCAATCGCATCAAGGATTGCTTTCAGTGGTTCGACAAAGGACTTCTCAAATTGTAAGTCATAGTCGATGTATTTGTCAAGGTTGAGTTCTTTAGGAAACTCTTGAATGAATGAGATAATATTCTCATGAATAATGTTTGGTTTCTTGAGATAGCAAAACTTAATTTTCTCACCATTCTGAATCAAAGAATATTTGTTAGTGAGTTTTTTCTCTTTGATGTAATGATTATAGAGAAGTGCTCCACGACAATGAATCGGAGTTCCCTTAGCATAGATGTCAGAGGAGGACTTGTACTTCACAACATCTGAAACAGAACGGGGAAAAGAAATCTGCTCTGGGGGAAGTTTCTTAAACTCTGCGCGGGATTTATCAATAAACTCAATAACATCATCTTCAGTGCCAGTCATCATTAACTTTAAGGCATCTTTAATCATCTTCCTACACGGTGCAGGTGTGGATGATTTGACTGCTTCGATACCCATCATTTTAAGTTTAGGTTCTTCATATCGAACACCTTCACTATCCCACACGTTAAGAATGTATCGCTTCTTCGCAGTCCAGATACCACGATCAGCAATATTCTCACGCTTCATTTGCATTTTCTGGTCATACGCCGATACATACGTTGCCAACTCGCTGTAGCACTGATCAATGTACGGTTCCAGTTTGTCACGACATACCATATCAAGTAGTTCAACGACCTTTGCTTTATCACCAGACTTATTACCAAAAAATTTATCAACAAGAGGTCCAAGATTAAGATAAATTGAATCTGTGTCAGATGCAACTACGTAATCCTCTTCGGTTGTAGACAACAGTTTATTTAGATAATCATTCATCTTACTCTCAATCCAACGGATAGAGACTTGACCAGAAAGCGTAATCGCCTCCGCATTGGCCAGTTTATAGTACCTAAAATACTGATTACCGAT